CTACAACAAATCAGGATCTGTTCCGCCAGTATTAGGTGAAGTTATTTTACTTAATGAAAATGTGACTTCACCATCTTGTTCTATGCCCTTAATTAGGCCTTTATCAAAAAGTCCGTTTAAAACTTGCTCAGCCTGACGATGAAGTGTTTGAGGTGCTTCTGTTGGTTCATATTCAGTCAATTTAGCTGCGACGTCTGGAGCGGTACCTTGCCCGTGTTGGGCTAAAGCATATAATACCTTTTCCTGCCATTCAGCAGAAGCATTATAACTTTCTGGAGGTGCAACAGGTTTAAACTCTTCGTTAAATGATTGGTCTGCCTTATTCATGACTTATTAACATTATCAATTGCTATTTGTTCAATCTTACTCTATACATAAATTTAAACGAGATTTTTTGCAGTGCCTTGATTAAAAAGTTATAATTGCGGCATGATTAAAGCTTACAAACTTTACACGGGCGCTGACGGCCATTCATATTTTGAATCAGGAAACGTTTCTGAAGCTGTTATAACAAAAGCAGAATCAATTCGATTTCAAGAATCTCCTCCTGGTTCAGTTTATGACTGGCATCCCGCACCAACCAGTCAGTTTGTTATAAATCTTAAAGGCACTCTTGAATTTACAACGTTCAAACAAGAGATATTTGTGTTGAAACCAGGAGAGATTTTAATAGCGCAAGATATAACAGGAAGCGGTCATAAGTGGAGATTGTTAGGTGACGATCCCTGGCAACGTGCGTATGTAGTATTTGATGAGAATACAGATGTTAATTTTACATCTGAGAATTTAGCGGATGTTTAATTACTTTATTTTTAAATTCATGCTGGTAATACCATTCCATAACATATGCTCCATCTTTCCAATCTAACTTACCGTCTGACGCTAATTGTGAGATAAGTACAGATAGATTATGTAATGTTGCGTTTTTAAGATTTCCATCCATTAATCTCAACTGCTCAATTGCACAACTTACAACTTTATTTGCGTTTTCGCTGTTGGAACATGTATCAGCTAATTTAAGTTCAGTAAGTAGTATAGGCAATTTTTCTCTCAAAATTTTTTTAATACTGTCATCAACATCCCCGGGAATGACTGCTGTTAGCAGATCTGCTATGGGCGACTCAACAAAATTTTTTAAGTTTTCAGTAACAACTACTCCAATTTGCAATGCTGATTTGATTTCAGCAGGAATGCGGTCAAATAGTGCTTTGATTTGTTTCCAAATCTTCTTTAGCCAAGAAGTAAAACTCATGTTTTTCGATTTTTTAAGGAATGATAAATTTTAAGAAAGTAATTGGATGTCCTTATCAGCATAGATAAAGCCGATAAGCATGCAACAAAACATCCTGCACAAGTTGAGATAGAGGCAATTAGCTTAAGTGATTCGTCTGTAAGTATTAAGGTTTTGACTGCAATTAAGTAGCTTGTGGCAGCTGATACTATTCCAATTTGCGGATTATAGTTTAGGTAGTTATAAAGATATCTGACACTTTCTTTCATAAATCAAATTGTTTTAGGTCATATTTTCTGATTAAAGCCACCAGTTTTATTGCATAATTCGGATCTGTAGCATAGCCAGCTTTTAAAAATGCTAAGACCTGTTCTTCAGGAGATATTGAAGTAAAGACTCCATGGACTGTATATCTTTTGTTAACCTGTAAAAATTTTACTCGGTCAGCAAAGCCATCTTTCATTGATGGGTAGGAGCGAAATGGTTGCTTAATTTTAATTGCTATGCCGTTTTGATATTCAGTAGTCAGGTAATGAACTGAATTGCCAGCCCACATTTTTGTTGATTTTATACCGAAGTAGTTATTGTGAAGCATTGCCAATTTAGATTTGCCTGCGTTGCTCTCCAAAATCGCTTGTGCAATCATTACTGAAGGAAAAAGTCTTGTATTTGCACAAGACTTTTTGACTTCATGATTGATTTTTTTTATAAATTCTATTATCGTTGACATACTATTAAAAGTGTATAAGGCGGATTTGATGGGCATTATTTTGAATACATTCTGTAATGAATGATTTTGGCTGCGGTACCTCTTATGTCATTTAAGCCAATTGAAATTCCCTTGAACCCCAAAGCGTTCTCTATAAACTGTTTACGGTCGGTTGATACGGCTATGCCCTTGAAGCCTGAACTGTATTGCAGATTTTGCGTTCGGGAAAAGCTGATACTTATGCTATTCATATCTATTAGATAAGGTTATTCGTAACTGAATCCAGATTGCATTTACTGGCGCCGTATTACCGTTACTATTAAACAGGTGACTACCATTCCCAATTCCCAAACTGTCATATAAAGGCTTAGTATTCCATTCAAAACTTAAATATTCACCTGCAGATATTAAAGGAGTAGACGTCCAGTCAGAGCTCACTGAGGGCATTGCTGGATTATCTGTCCAGCGCATCTCATAACTTAAGCGGTCGGGATTACCAGATGCATCCGAACTATAAGTAGATTTCAAAGATGAGTCTGGTACGTTTTTATTGGTAGGCTGTTCCGGAGCTACACTTTTATTAAAAAGGAAAAAGCCATTGTAGTTAATATTTTGAATCTGTACTACATTAGAACTAATCATAATTGGTGTAGAAGTGATGCTACCGGTTTTCTTACCTAAAGCAAGAGCCAAATCGGTGCCATTAATAATTAAATCAGGACTTCCATCGGAAATGCTTATGCTTCCATTAAGCCATTCAGGCGCAACTTTGGAGCCTAAAGATTTTGCATACAAGCTTCCACCAATGTTATTGATACCATCGCTGGCAGCACCGATATGAGGGCTTTCATCAGTAAGGGTAAAATCTAACGCTGATGGATTATTAAATCCCGGTGGCTTATTGAATGAAGATTGAAAGTAATCGGGGTAAGTCTGTCTAAACGTATCTAAGCTCATCCATTGCCCTGATGGTGTAACTCTGATACGCCCCATTACATTGCTGTACGATAGATTTGATGGTTGAATAGTTGCTAAATTTGCAAGAGTTATATCCGTGTTTGAATTGAAGTAACAACTTATGAAATAAGTATTTTGGCCACTTAATGGGACGTCTACAAATATGGAAGAAGTAAACTGCAACACTGCACTTATACTATTTATACTAATAAATTTGCATCTTAGTACCAAGCTTGTTGCAGATTGAATAATTTGGTTACACGTAACGAAGGTACAATCTGAAACGTTTCCCCTTAAATTTACAGTTCCCATATCGCGAATCGTAATATTACTAAGGCTGATCAATCCACTGTTTGCATTAAAACTAAAGGTAGTCGTGCCTGAGCCCTTTATAACAACGTTTCCATCGCCTATCATACTTGAACCGTCTAGTACTTTAGCACTTCCAGACCAACCCTCTTCGTAAGTTCCGGTTCCAATAATTATTCTTATAGGAGCTGCGTTAGCTATGTTGGTGATAGCATTTCTAACACCTAAAAGCGTTTGCTTTGGTTTGTCAGGTGTTAAGCCATCATTATTATCATTTCCGGCTTTACTTACGTAGAAGTTTACAACGCCGGCACCTCCTGGGTTGACTCTAAAGTTATGTTCCATTTATAAAAGTTTAATGTTTACGGCAGCTAATGCGACCGTAGTATTGGGAAAATCTATCCGCCATATTATCCAACCGGCATCAATCGTTAAAGATCCGGAAAACGGTAAATTGATTGGATAAAAATGTACTCCACCATCTGTGCTGTAACGCAATAGATTTACACCATCACCTACCACTTTAGATATCGTTACTTTGTTTTCAAAATAATCTTTGTAAAAGCGAACCGGTTGTGGAAAGCTCAATGTGAAGTCTCTAGTGACACCCGAAAGTTTTTCCTTATCTGCATTTGTAAAGACATTAGTATCCAAATTTCTCTCATAGGCAGCTTTTATTTGCTGATCACTTAAAGCTGTATTAAGCAAGTCAGGATCTGATACTTTCACATAAGTAGCATTTGTACCTGTTGAAATCGCTTGGTACAATGCCCATTTTCCGTCTCCGTCGTCGGTTACAAATGCTTGAAATGGTAGTTTGGAAACATTAAAGGAATTTCTTTCAGTTGGGCTTGAAAAGCTCTTTTGAACTGGACTTCCAACGAATGCATCGGCAATTTTTTTTAGTGTATCAAATTGTGGATTTACATTGTCTTTGATCGCATCTATAGCATTTGTAATCGCGCTACTTCTGTCAGCAACTTCTTGGTCATGGAGTAACCGTACGGCTCTTTCTGAAGGGTAGTTTGTCGATGTTGCCTGCGTTAGGCTAGATACAGTTTGAACCTTGTTAGCTTTATCTTCCTTGTCCGACACATCTGAAACCGCATTGACCACTGACCAGCCAGCCATGAGATCGTTGATTTTTGCTTTGTTCTTTAAGCGATAGTCTTTGTCTTCGCTTATGACGTACACCCGTGTTACATGTTCTTTTAGTTGATCTAACTTGTTTGTGAAATCCGACAAAAGAGTGCTCAAGTTGGCAGTCACCCTGTTGCCGCCCCTTACAGATTCAGCATCAACATATGCTAAATTAGGGTTGTTGTGTTTTCGTTCGTCTCCTGCGTATAACATTATAAAAATGAAAGTTTAGAGTTAGTAAATGCGTTTGGAGCGTTGGAGCGGGCAACTATCACATTTAGATTGATGCCGGCGTTATTGACTATAGACACTTGTGATAGAAACCTAAACGCCGTAAAGTAAGCTTCTGCATCGTTATAAACCACAGATGTGAATTGGCCAAACGCGCTGTCATATACATAGTAGACGTATTCACCCGGTCCAGTAATTACTGAATTGAAAGTGCGTGAGCGGCCGTCTTGAAATGTTCCCTTATTGTACTCTGGTTCAATATCAGCGGCAGTGAGTATCTCTTGTGTCGAATATAAAAGAACACCTCTGCCTTTAAAACTAATAGTACAGTTGTCGGCAGTGCTGTCATCTCCGCGCGCTACTATAACTTGTGAACCAGATACTATTAACCCGCTTTTGGGTTTACGTAATAGTATTGTATCGGTACGATTTGTACTGATCGATGAAGCGGTTAAAGCCTTCGATGGCTCACCCGCTAAGGGGAGCTCGTCACCAAAGGTTAAACTTACTGCGGAGGATGGTTTTGCTTGAGATGCATTTGGTATTGGATAACTGTATGTTGCAACCAGGTCGGCTTTAACTCCCTTGTCAACAACCAAAGCTTTTGAATTCGATGTTGGTGTAGAATATGAAGTCAAGCCGTCGTTCTCCCAAAGCTTCCATTGCGCAGTTATACTGGGACTTACCAAGGATTTACTATCGAGATCAAGGGTCAGCTTTTTATTGACTATCGTTAACCCTGATCCGATATCCGAAGACTGTAATCCCTTTTGCGAGAAAATCTCGTTAATTGCAGAAACTAAATCATTTTTTTGCGAAGTCTGCAATGTGGAGAGATTGCCCAAGCCTTCAATTTCCTGGGTCATGCTTTTTCCAATTCCCCAGTCTCCGTTTGATTTTGGGCCAAATATCGTCCAGCTGAATGAATTGATATAAAAATCTCCGTCAGAACCAACCGATTGATTGATTGGGTTTATGGTTCCATGTAGCAAAGATTTACCGTTTATACCCGGAATTCCTTGCTCTCCTCTTGGTCCCGGCCCTCCGGGCGGGCCATTGAGCATAGAGAACGCCTTCCGCCAACCATCGGCTTGTTTATTGTAGAATTCTCCTGTACTGGTATTGACGTAGGTATCATTAATACTACCTGTATTGTTCAACGGGGTTGAGTCACCAAATAAAACTTGTCCGCCAGATGGCTGATCTGCTGTGAAAGTATACGCAGTAACCCAAGTGCCATTTCGCTTTTGGTAAAATGTGCCATCAGCTATATTTAAAGACACATCCTGGTTTTTACCCACGTTGTTTTGAGGTAGCGCGTTTACGAAAGTTATACTATTGCCGGTTTGTATATTTGACGCAATGTAGGAGAGAAGGCTTGAAAAATTGTATTGATAGTCCGTATTCCCTTTCACCAATATGCTGGTGTCGTCGCCAGTTATTTGTTGAGTAAGTTCAAGCTCACTAATTTTTTTATCTGGCATTCTAAAATAAATTATCGTAAGCAAAATAATTATCAATCTCAGGTACACCTGTTGGAGCATTATAGCTGGTGCGGTCGATACCGCGTATCCTCGTACCAGATTGTCTCGCGCTTTTGTTTCTTTCATTGTAGCGCCATAGCGGATAATCAGCTTGATTGTCCATCAAAAATTTCTCTACCTCATTAGCATGAGCATTTGCAACGCTACGTTGCTGTTGTACTAACTTTATCTGGTCTTGAGTGCTTACCGACTGAGCGTTGTCATATTGTTTAATAACAGGGCCGGTTGCAGTGTAGTGAACTCCATTGCCTTCAATAAAGCGGGCAAAAGTGAAGTATACTAATGTTGGAGCAATGCCCTCATAAGCAATTAAATTGCCGTAACCATCAGTATATTCGCCGCCGTTGAAAAGTTTCTTATAAACCTGAGGTGCATCGTTTTTAATTAATCCGTCTGTATCAAAATATTTTAATAATTGATAATACAGAGGATAACCTAAAAACGGTTTCACGTCAAGTTCCTGGGCTTTTCTTATGAAAACTGTAAGGCGTTCTGGCTTTATATTTATAGAGATATCCTCAAATTGCTGAAAGGTCTCAGCGGTAATAAGCAAGGAAGTCATGATGAATTTGTTTAAAGATGATGAAAGAGGCAGGTTATTGCGTAACCATTGCCGTTGCCTCGGCTTGTTTAAAGCCGTAAGCATATGTTAAAATGGCAATCTTGTTTTCCTCGGGTAGTTCAGACATTAAGATTTGATTGATACTACTGCCTGACTTCATACCCGCACTATCGTCAGCAACGTTACCAGGTACAGGTAAGATGTTCCAATTCCCTGAGGTATTAAGCTGCTGATGAAAGTTGCCAAATAGCTCAGCAAATATTTCACTTAGTTCCTGCCTGTCTGGAGCTGTGTTGTCATTAAACTCACGTATCGCTTCTTTTTTCTCACCTCCATTGCTCAATCCCGACGCCTTTTCTGCGTTAATGAGTTCTTTAGGTACTGAAAACCCTTTGATAATACGCGCCTCAACCGATCTTTCTGTTGTTTCAAAAAGCTTATCGTTGTTCTGAATGGCATAGGGTTGGAAGTCAGGCTTTGAAGCTTCATCCTCATATTCAATTACGATGATCTTTTGGGCACTTTTTGTACCCTGAAAACTTCCTAAATCCTTTTCAAATTGCGACGGTGTATTTCTGATAGCGGCATCCGGAGAACTGTTGTCCGCTTCTTCGCGTCGCGACTGCATGAAAAGCATTGTCGATGGTAGAAAGCCAGTTGTAACTTCGCGGTTGTTAAAGGTTTTAATACCGGCTTCAGTTTCAAAATCCTCCCAAACGCTGTCGGCTTCAATTAATGGATAGTCATCAACTTCTGGATTGAAGTAATAAAGCTGGCCACAATAGTTTTCCCAGCCACCTGCCTTTAATACTTGACTATCGATCACTTCTGAATCCGGGTTATACTGATCGATAAATGAGATTTTTGAGCGCATGATATGCTTCCAGCTTTTGCGGCCCCAATCGTTGTAAATCGCATATTTTCCGGCTGTATCAGCGTTGTCTGTATCGCCCATGCGTATATCTTCAAACTTTACGTAGTGGGCTGATGCTATTTGGTAATTGGCATTATAATTTACATGGATACCAAATCCGTTAAATAAGGCTTTGTCGGTAGCTACAGCTTTAAGTAATTTAGTAAGGGTAAGCCCTTTAGTATTCACAACTCGTTTGCCAAGCTCTTTGTCTTCAAAACCGTTTCCTCCTATAAATTTTGCACGCTTATTCCAGCAGTCTTTAGCTGTTGGCGATGCTGCAACCAGTTCTAGCATACGCTGGGGGTAGGCGTTATCTACATCATAATTAAGTATGCCAAAGGTTTGATTAGGTCGTACTCTTATTCTCCGTTCTATTTGTGGTAAATAGGATTTCATTAAAATTTAAGTTGTAGGTTGTGAGTTGCAGGTTGTGTGCAGGCAGTTTGTATAAATGCTTAAGTATAGCTTACGGCCTGCAACTCGCAACCTGCAACTAATTACTCAGCGTCTTCAGTTAATTCATTTAAAGCAGTTATGGTGCTTGCATAACTGGCTGTGCCTGTTAGAGGCGCAGTTACTACGGCGCGTGGAGGATATGGTTCGCGCAACTTTTCGGGATTAGTTAATTTTAATTTGTAACCACCTTCCATGCCCTCATCAGCGGCATTGCGCTCAGCTTCGGTAAGGATGAGGCCATTTACGGCACCAAATAATTCTACTGCCGAATTGCTGTCTTTGTAGTTGTTAACAACTACTGCCTTTACACGGCCATAGCCCATGGCGCGTAGTTGTGCCTTAATTTCAACCGACAGACCTGCAATGTTAAAATCAATCTCTTCGGTGTAGCGTGGCCCAACCTGCGTTTTAGCCAGTTTAGACATGGCATTGAAACTGTTATTGGTACCCTGAAACTTGTATAGTTTACCGCCGTTTACAGGCGTAAGCTTATCAATGGTTAACGGATTAGTTGTACTGTATTGGATTGTTATATCATCCTCGTTAAATATGTATATAACATCCTCAATACCTGATGTTACGGGCGAGGCTGAGCTAAGGCTGAAGCCTTCGGTAATTTTGCTGAAAATTGTTGGCATATATAAAATGTGGTTAATTGTAGTTGTAATGTGCAGATATGCTAGTGACGTGTGTGTGCGCCCTCAAAGGAGTAAAAGGGTAGAGCAAACCGGTAACGGCATATCTGCTCATTTAAATATTATACGGTTGCTGGCAGATAAGGCGCCAGGTAGAAGAGTTCGTTTGCAAACTTAAAGTTGACAGCGGCCTTCATGCGTGCTTTCATACGCACAACATTATCGTTGGTATAAGGCTTCATGTAAACGGTAGATAGTTCGCTTTGATCTCCTAATAAATCAACGCCTAAAAACAGGTTTGATGAGCGTGCCCCTAAAATGGTATTTGCCTGCCAGTGGTTCATGAGTTGCAAAGGCAAACCAAGGTAGTCCATCTTCTTTTTGTCGGTAAATGCATTAAGAACATTGGTGGCATTGTTAGCCTGGGCCTGAGCGTAGGCATAACCAACATGTAACGGAATTTGAAGATTGAAATCTTCCTGGCTGCGGTCGGCCGGGTCAAGCTGCGAATAAACGCTGTTTAATACACCCAATACGTTGCCGGCATTAATAAAGCTAATTGAGCCTGATGCAATTGCAGTGCCTGTGAAAGTTGCAGCTTTGCGGCTGTTCATTGCATGGTAGTTGCGAATTAACTTGAAGGTTGTAGCACTTTCAATTTTTATAAAGTACGATTGGTTTAAAAGATCTACCCCGGTTTCGCCGTTTGTAGTGTCTTTAAGTGAGCTGGAGTTTGTTGCCGTAAATGTTACAACATCTCCATCATTAAGTGAGGTGGTACTAGATACGGTTACTATACCGGTAGTGCTGATGCCTGATACGGACATAGATGTGGCAGCTTTGTTTAAGCCAACGCGGTATGTTCCTGCAGTTTCTGCAATACGCGGAATTAATCCTTTAAACGGGTCAGAGAATATTGCTTCGGGAGTGGCGTCTTTACCCAGCCAATACAAACGTTCATTTGCTATTTGTATTTTGGTTAAATAACGCTGAACCATAAAGTCTGATAGATCAACCACGCCTTCATAATCACTAAAGGCACCAGGTGCAAGACGTTGAGATTCCCATGATTCGGCAAGTTTATCCCATTGTTCCTGTTTCATAAACTCGTAAACAACAGGGTCAAGGTAAGTTTCGGTTTGTTGAGTTGTTGTGCCCTGATCAGTGAATATGCCCGACGGGTTTTGCAGCTTTACATCGTCATCTACATCTAAAATAATTTTCCTTGATTTAACATCGTTTACAACAGTGAGTAAACCGCGTTTTACAGAATCGGCCTCGAGCAGTGTGCTGGCCATAAAACCTGCCAGTGCTTCGCCGGCGTAGGTGTTGTTTGTGAAGGTGAATTTAGCCATATGTATAATCCTCCGGCCCCCTAAAGGGAGGATTTTTGAGAATGTTAGTAGCTTTTACTAGGGATAAAAGTTGGCCTTATTGAGCCGAAAAGTTTAGGAAAAAGTATAGGCTTCGAAAGGATGCATATTTATTTATGCCTTGATTTTTTCGATAAGTGAAGCCGGTTGGAAGGATAGATTATTTTACCTCACTCACGGCTTGTTTAACCGCGTTTTTGGCAATTTCAGACTGAGGTGCGAAAAACGCCTGACTCTCTGCTTTGGCTTTACTGCTACGTTTAGAACCATTAGGGATGAAAGTTGACTTGATTTCGTTTTTGATCTCGTAATGGCTTTGTTTTAAACGGGCCTGAGCGTTTTGCAAGGTTGTGCGGGCTTCAATTAATAAAGCGTTTTGAGCGTGAAGTTTAGCCTTTAAAGCAGCAATTTGGTTTTTTACCTGGTGAGGTTTAAAGTTGTTTTTGTTTGCCGGCAATTCTTCCTCCTCCTCATCTTCGTTTTGAATTTCGGGGGCAGAGTCCAGTTTTTTTACCTTGCCTTTTTCAATGCTAAGTTGCTTTCCATCGGCAGTGATATAAACGTCATCTACAGCCGGAGTGCTTAGCTCTTCATCCTGATATACCTCTGTTTCGTGGTCAAGCTCGCCGGTATGATGTAGTGCTCCTTTGTCAGTCATGGTTTGTTTGTTCATTACCTTTTTAAAAAAATTCATCATCTTATCTAAAACCGATGTAGTTTTTTCGATGAGGTCATTGTTGTGCATGTTCATTTGCTGTTTTGGTGAATTATTATGATTAACTAAAATTTTATTTATGCAGCGCTGGTATACTGCAGGAGCAGAGCCGGTACATTTCAACAGTATTGCGCTGTTAGTAATACTGGTTTTATAGTCTTCAATACGATCAATAAATCCTAATGCCAGGGCCTGGTCGGCAGTCATCCAGGTAACGGCGTTAATGAGGCTGTTAATGGTAACATCGTCTAACCCGGTTTTATCGGTATAAATTTGTGCCAGGCGTTGCTGCACTGTATTCAGCATTTGTACGTCTTTTAATAATTCATCGGCATTACCGCCGCTGCCTGCCATTGGCTTATGAATCATGAGCAGTGCGTACTTGCTCATTACAATCTCCTGCCCGGCCATGGCAACCACCGATGCTGCTGAGGCTGCCAATGCATCAATATAAGTTATAACCCGGCCATCATATTTCTTAAGTAAATCGTAAATGGCAATGGCATCGAAAGCTGACCCTCCGGCCGAACTGATATGGAGCTCAACGTCCTGACCGGCAGCCTGTACCAATTGTTGCTGCAAGTAAGCAGATGACAGGCTGCCCGAACCGATACCGTCTTGCTCGGTATCATATAAATAAATTTTGTACATGTTGAAATGGCTTGTGTTAGATGCAGTTGAACTCCTAAGTCCTTGTGCAATTGAATAATTGGTTATTTGCCGCTACGCGGATATCAATTTTGATTTACTGAGCGGAGCCTTGCAGATATTTAAGGCGCTATTAGTTTGATTAGTAAACATCATAAGCTAAATTCCCGACTTATGATGTTGGTGCCGGTTGGCATAATTCAAAGGTGCAAAAATTATTTTATCATAATGGTGACACAACCCTATCAGTACTCGAAAAACTATTTATAGCCCTCCATATGGTACGCTCATCTTTATTAAATTGACCTTGCGCTTCAAATACCGCTTTGTTTTTGCTTATGCCACGGGTTTGCATTTGTACTATTACCCACAAATAAATTTCGCGATAGGTAAAAATTTTTGAACTGATGAATCCTGCTTTAAACATTTGGTTTAACGCGCCGTTTTCAAAAAGTTGGTTAGCAATTTTGATATCCATAAGTGTAAGAATATAATTATTATTTGAGCTTGCAGAACGCTCAAGCAATTTATGTAAAGGTTTGTGCTTAAAGATTAACCCGGTTAACTGTTTGGACTAATATGTTTTGCTGGTTATTTACATCTTTAACATCAACGTAAATAGGAGGGAAGTTGTTGAGCATTTGATAAGCCAGGGTGTTGGCTAAATCTTTCTGATCGTTTACGGGTTGGCTGTAATACCGGCTGGCGTTACCGCCATCAGTAAATACACCACCTATGGCATAACCACTGCCTGCGTTAGGCACCGAAAAATCGCGACCACCGTACGCCACATTTATAGCGCTTACCATGTTGCGTGCCCAAGGGTTACGCATGGCCTCACTTACCACAACTGCCTCACCCGAGCGCAAATAAGCGTTTGTATTATCTGTGCGGCTATAACCGGGTAATACAGCACCCCGACCATCAGATATAAATTGTCCGCCCTGAGCCATGCCAGGCTTTTGTTTAGCAATTTCGGCAATAGATGTTGCACCCTGCACTGCCATAAACGCAGCCTGGGCTATACCCAGCGCCTGACCAATAAATGGAATACCTGAATACGCTTTAAGCGATTCCATTATAGACTGTTTGGTACTTATAATAGTATCAGCAATTGAAGTTGCTTTTTTGGCTAAAAATGCCGCTTTATAAATTGCTGAGTCTTTTTTAGTATTTTTCAATACGGCGTCAATTAGCTTATCACCAGCATGTATTCTTGATGAAGTAAGCTTATCTTCCAAGTCTGCTTTTTGCTTAGCGTATTTAGCTTCAATTAACGTAGTCTCTTTACCTTTAGCCTCTGCTGCGTTTTTTGCTACGTCATGCTGTAATTTTAATAGTTCCTGCTCTTTCTTTATGGCAGCTGATTCATGACCGCCCTCACGTTCATTTGCAATACTTTCTTGAAGTTTTGTTTCTTTTATACCTAAGTCTTGTTTATCAAAATTGTCATTAAGTCCCTTCGAATCAGTTTCATGTTTGGCTTTGAAATCAGTCAACAGTCCGGATGCATCATTGTATATTTTTTGCGCTTCAGATTGTTGCTTTTTTAAACTCTCTATTTGCAGCTTAGATGTTGCTGTTAATGGCGCTGCCTCAAGTTCTGTTAATTTGATGCCTGCGTTTAAAATTATTTCGTCATTTTTTTGCTTAATGTCTTCAATTTTTTTCTTTTTTTCATTGTACTCTTCATCCAGTTGAACTTGTGCCTGCTGCCTTGCACTCATCCCAATGTTTCTGAGTTCCTTATGAAATCCGTCAAGCGTTTTACTATCTTCCTCTCTAAATTTTTTATTGATCGCCTCTATGGAGGCTACATGTTCTTTTTCAATCTGCTCAATTGTTTGTTTATGGCCTTTGTATTTATTTTTAAGTTGCTGAAAATGAGCGTCGGTATCTGATATTTCCTTAGCAAAACCCTGGAGAAGATTTTGAGCCATGCGAGCTTTCGATTCAATCAGCTCATTTTTAGCCTCATCACTTAGTTTTTTTACCTCTTCGTTATGTTTTCGTCTCTTATCTAAATCTGCCTTTCTCTGTGCCTCGCGTTCCTGCCTCCGCTTTTCATTTGCGTCAGCTCTTTTCTTTGCTTCCTCTTCTTGTTTTTTCTTTTTTTCAGCTTCCGCTTTATCGTGTATGGCCTTCTGTTCTAAAGCTTTATCTGAATTATCAGTAATTGCTTTTTCAACCTTTTTGAAAGCGTCAGTTGTTCCGGTAGCAAGTTGTACCATCCCGCTGGCAAATTTTTTAAAATCTTTGTTAATTAAACCCTCGTACATAACACCGAAGGCTTTAAGCCTATTCAATATGTTATCTTCAATTAATTTACCTAGCTTTTTTAGCCCTTCAACAGGGTTGGTGAACGCCTCTACAATAGCTAATTTAAATTTTGAAATATTTTCTTTGACAGTGTTGACAACCACGCCTAAACCAGCCAGAAATTGACGAAATTGCTCTATTCCTTTTGGGCTTTTTGTGAAATACTCCGTTATTGACTCCAAAACAAGTAGCAAAAGACCAAAGCCGGTTGTTTTTATTGCACCACCTACACTTTGGAAGCCGGTTTTAACGTGGGCCAATCCATCTTTCATAGCATTGAATCCCTTTGATGCGTCTTCAATTGTTGATGCAAATTCAGGCCCAAAGGATTTTCCGTGCTCTTTTAAGTCAGAAATATGATTTTTAACTGCGTCCGTCGATTTTTTAACTACGTCTATCGATTTTTTAACTGCGTCTATCGATTCTTTATGATAATCGAAAGTCTTTGAGCTTTTTTTTAATTCATTTTCTTGATCATTTATAACCCCAGATAAATTTACAATTTCAAGCTTCAAGTCTCGTACCGCTTTTGAGTTATTAGCATGAGTTTCTTTCAATTTATCATACTTTTTCAACAAGCCATCCATCAACTCCTTATTATTATTTAAAGTGTTTGATGATGTGTCAATAACTTTTGCTGTATGAGCAATTTTTTTGTTTAGGTCATCAATTGCTTGCTTATTTTTATTGATGCTGGTGACATTCGCTTCAAAATCTTTTGTTGTTTTTTGTAGTGTTTCAGACAGTTCGCTTTGAGAACTTTTCAACTGTTTAATCACTTGATCCAATTCCTTAACGCTTTCATTTAGGTCTTTGGTAGCCTTTTTTGCGTCATCAAAAAATGTATTACTGTCCATTATGTATTATATGTTAATTGGCATAGTTTATGCAAAAGGTATTGCTACCTTAGTTCCTTGAAATTCGTTTCTCTATTTTATTTGATGTATAGTTCCAAACGATGAGATATTCATCATTTACTTTTTTAAAATTGTCAGGTAATTTGTATTCGGAGTTATCATCGAAATCAACTTTTTATCTACCTCCACAGCGTAATAATTGATGTACTTTTTACTAGGATAAGATATATTCATCACCCTATGGTTATAAACTCCGATGCAATGATCTTTACGTTTTAATAAAGAATCGTATAGTATTACTTTGTTGGCAAAGACAATGTATGTTTCACCTCCATAAGGTTCTGGCGCTGTCTACTTTGTACCAAATTGTATTACTAATTAAAGCTTAGTTTTTACTGCTTTTTTAAGTATTGAAGGTTCGCCACCTAATTTAATATCTGCGGGTTTCACATAATACAAGTCATCAGCATAAACGTAGTTTTCCGGAAGTTTAAAGTTCTGGTTAATTAAGGCCAACTTCATGTTTGGTTTAAAACCAAACCATTTTTCTGATCGAGGTACTAGGCTATCTGTTTGCATCATTGCAGTAACACTATCTTTCTTAATACACGAGCCGATGAATGCCGTTTTGTATTTAAAAATCGAGTCTTTTTGAAAACTAAGCGCAGAATAAATCATAACGGGCTTGTTGAATTCGGCACTGGTCTCTAATTCTGCAATTAACCTTTGTTTTTTCCACTCGGGTATATCCATCGTGTTTATCTCTTTAGCATTAATGGGTCTAACTAACCGATAGGTTATATCTTCTGAGACGTGTTTATAACTTAGCCAAGAGGAATCAGTATATATCGGCGTGTTAACATTAACCTTTTTCCAAATACTTTCAGCATGTCTGTTCAACATAATGGTGAATGTCATCAAGCCAACTATGAAAACAACCGCAAATAGAAACGTAGTTTTTGATCTTTCCCAACGATTTCCCCACTTTTCGTGGTAATAAGACACTTTATCTAATTTTTCAAATGCTGGATCATCAAAGTCGTATAAACTCATAAATTTAGGTTGCTAATATTATTGGTAAATATAATAGGGCCATTATTTAAAAGCAATAGTGTGTATAAATATTTAGCCCAATTTTATCAGCTCCACTTTGGTACTTTGCCCTTTACGCCAACTGTCAATTTTGTTAATGTAGTAGTAAGCACCGTCCTGCTTAAGATATATTGGAATCAACAGGTTTAATTCTAGTATATCTCTTGGGGTAAGTAAAAAGTAGCGAACAACTTTTTTCGTTTCGTACAGTATCTTTTCAAGTTCAGGGTAAAACTGCTTCCTTAAATTTTCAAAATGAAGGCTATACTCTCCGCCCGCCTTATCAAAATAGGGTGTACAAATAGCAGTATTTTCAAATTGCTCTGCACCTGTACCATCAACAAACTTCACCCGTTGATTGCTTGTTAAAGCAGCCATGTTGTGTATAAGTAACCGGGGCTGGGTACTTATACTAAAGTCTACCGAATCGGCATCGTTACTTTTATCTATTTTTAAAATCTGAGCGGTGTTTCCGCCTATGTACGGCCTGTTAAGTGTAGGCGCAAACTGGCTTTCAAATAAGGTTCCGGTGGCAGGCAGTGTTTTGTCGTTTACAACAATTACCGAATCGGCTGTACCGGGTGGTATGTTGTCGTCTTCCTTATTTTTGAGATAATTATTTTGAGCATAATTGCCTAACTGAAAGGTGATATTTTTGCCTTGATCGAGGCACTTGTTGGTCCAATCAACCGCGCATGAGATGTTATTCACAATATCGCGAAATGAGGCCAGTGTGATCATACGCCGGTTAGCATCTGTTTGACATATAATGCCAAAGCGCTGCAGCGTATCTTTCAGTAAATCTTTCTGCCCTATATCAGGAAATATACGTTCGCATTGCACCTGGTGCCCATACCGCATATTGCCGGGCTTTTCAGTTACCAGAAAGCGCGCCCCGCTTAACATCACAAAACTTGTTTCTTTTTTAACATCCTGCTCAATGTCCCACCATACACGCAAACTTTCGCCGGTTGTAAGTTTGGTGCTCACGTTAAGCACTTCGTTATCGTAGTTTTTAACGTAACTGAAGCTGTTGCCGTTCATTTGCAATACCGCGCCGTTGGAGTCATATGGCTTACTCACTATCACCTCAGGGGCGCCGCCTTTTGTGCTATACTTTTTTACCGATATGGTGACAAGTCCCTTTGTTTTTTTTGACTGGTAGCGTATATTATATTGTAAGGATACATCTACTTCAACATCTGTTAAGGCTACATAAGCCTTCCCGCCGGCAAATACATTCTGGCCTTTAATAACATTACTAAAAAAGAAATCTTCATTAGCGCCTATCTGTCCGTGTACGTACGATTGGTCTCTGGTGCTAACAGCTTCTAAAGATAAGTTACTGCTTTTTGAGGAATCATACCCCGTACCATGCTCAAAGTTGTCGTTAGCAAACTGTACAATAAGCTTATCATACAAAGGCTGTTTAAGTAAAAAGCTATCTGGATTTATGGTGTACCCTGTTCTTTGTACCATCAATTCAATAAAAGATTTTAAAAAAAATCCTGGCCTAAGATACCTTACATCTATTTCGGGAGTGCCGGCAAATTGTTTAGGTAACATACCGTAATCAACTATGGGCCATATCCAACCATAGGTGTGGTTTTGTGACCTTACTACGTTCTGCAGCGTCCAGTTGTGCAAGTATTTTTCCCAACCTGAGTTATACCATATACTTTTTGGATCGCCGGTTTCATATATTTTTCCATCAATAGCATCAAAAAAGTCAACGTTTCCTGATAGTACCGTTATTGCCGCAGTATTATTTTCAACATTGTTCAGTTCTGCGAGGCCGTAGGGTATAATTTCCATGCCGTCCTGCACTATTTTGGCAGTAAACTGCCTGTAAGGTGCGTCGGTACTAAAGGCAATATCATCAGCAAAACCCAGTATCTTTCGGTTATGTTGAGTAAGTGGTATTTTGAATTGATTGCTGGTGTTACCCTGCTGATTTTTTACTTCGGCAAGGTTGTTTATTTGAAACGTGAGGGCAATTGGACTATCGTCGGTCAAATCAACCAATACGTCATTCAGAAAAAGTTGGATCATAAAATGTTAGCTTGGCGGTTGTGTTTAAGCTTATACAAAGCGGAAGGGTAAACTGGAAGATTACCGAACGGGCGTTGCTTATTGCGTTTGAATATTTAGTGCAGGTAAATTGAAAGTGACGCTGAAAGGTGCCTGGCCGTTACGCGTTTCATACTCGGCAAAGGTAGCCGTGTTAAGTACTACCGTTTGCCATTTTACCGGGTTTTTATTGATGAGCATTTGTACTTTGGGCGAATACTTTAACGATTGCAAGCCTTTGATGTCTGCAATGGCAAGATCTTCGGCTATAACTTTCATCTTTAGCCCGGCGCTCTTACTTATTACATCTTCAATAGCATCGTGATTTGCCCAATCGGTAACGTGCTTTTTAAGTATAACTGCATTTTGCACATCTAAAGTTATTTCCTGGTTGTATACAAAGCGGTAGTAATTCCAAGCCCCGTTAAGACCTATCCAGCGGAGATATACCGATTGCAAATCAATGGCATCATCAATACGAACAATTTGCGTTTGCATAACCTGATGTTCATTATCATCAGCATCACGATATTTTAAATCTAATTTGAAGTACCGGGCATACACGTCAAAGTTTTGGCTTATGTGCAACCTGTTTACGCCAATGCGCTGTGCAAGCCCGGTTACAAATGGTTTGTTTGTAACGGGTGGCCGTACAATTACAAGTTTGCTACTGTCTTGCTGTAAAAGGAATGATCCATCTTCGTTAAGCAGGTATGTGGTAGCAGGCGTGCCCAACGGATTCCTGTTAACATCAAGAGCTGTAATTTCTGCATACAGGTTTAATCCCGCTAAGTCGTCACCGTATATGAAGCCAATATCAAAAGGGTAACCGGCCGAGTAAACAGGCTCTGCAAAATCTGTTAACCATCTGGCGCGCTTACTTGGTGCATCAACTTGCTTAAATGGCACATAAGCAGCCATGTTTCCGCCATAACTATCGCCAAGCTGCCTGGCCGAGTACGTAACGTAGTAAGGCGTATCAATGGCTATACTTGCCGATTTAACATTTGCGCCCGTTGATGGATCTTGCCAGCCTTCTGTATACTTTACATGATAACAAGCACCTAAATTATAATCGCGACTGTTAGGCCTATCTGCGCCCATATCATCTTTGGCTTGCAAAAGGCTCTGTAAAAAATTAGAAATGTCTGCCCGTATTAAGCCTTGGGTGTTTGGCCGGTGTACACAGTTTATTGTGCTCATTAGACCGGTTAGGGTATCTTGATAGGTTATTTGCGTTAGGACTTCATAATAAGGCCGGAATTTATTGATGTTAATAAAGCCGGTGTTATTAAGTGAATCGGTGTAGGGCAGGTCAATCCAAACTTCGCTGGTTGCTTGATTTACATAGTAAACATCATAAACGCCTTTGTAGTAGCCTGCATTAACATATATCTTATCCTTGGCAGTCAACATAATGTTGCCTGTGCTGAGTGCTCCATTTACTTTAAATGATGTTTGACTGCCATAATTTGCAGGCAAAACTGCTGTCACATTTAAATCACGACGTTGATAAGTAAACACAATTGGGTTAAAAGCTGCGCTCCATCTGCTTACATTACCGATGTTTAACATTACAGATGGATCAGATACAAGCAGGCTTAATACCGTATCAACTGTAAGATAATATGAAGCTGGGCAGCCTGCTGCATCTTTACAATAAACAGTGTATCCGCCACCCGCAAGGTTATTAAATGTTTCGCTGGTTTGCCAATTTATGCCGTCAAGACTATACTGTAAATCGCCCGCTCCAGATGAGGCAACAATAGTTACCTGCCCGTCTTTACGACCCGGAGCACTTTCCTTTTTGTCGATTACTACAGTATTTATCCGTGTATCACAAACACCAGGCGGTGTATAGCTACCGTTGTTTTCAATTACATTGGGATAAACTTTCAGCCGATAGTAGTAGTAATTATCTTCACTAGTATCTTCAATAAGTGTTTGTTTGCCAATAATAATTTTAGTGCCCGGTATAGCAATTTCTTGTATATCATTCGAACTACCATTAATTATTTCTTCGTATTGGACGATACAATAATTGCCTTCAACTGCCCTGCCGTTTTCATCAAATAGCTCTATATAAACGTCGGCGTAAGTTTGTAATCCGGTGCTGGTTAAGGGGCGGTCTTCAGTGTCAATTATACCAATTCTTGTGTCTCCAAGCTGAAACGGCTTCTCCGGCCGTATAGACGGGTGAACGGTGCGTTTATTTAAAAAGGTTTCTTTTGCGTATTTAGGCATAGTGTTGGTGTTGGCGTAAATGGAAGTTGGGCAGGGCTAGTTAAATGTTCCGAAGGTTTGCGATTGAAGTGTGAGTGTTAAACCCACGCCCGTTGTGTTTACATCATACTTGTTATAAACCGGAGTGCACTTGGCTTTTGTAGCAGATGTTATTTTAAAGTACCGGCTGTTACCGTCGGTATATTTTGCGGCTTTCACTAAAAACTCATTTGCCAGCGCTAAGGCTTGTGTAACGTAAGTTTCATTATCGGCGGTGTACTGCCCAAAGTCGGTCTTGTATAAAAATTCGAGGTATACTGAGAAAGTATTGCTTACCGAGCCATTTATTGATGGATGCATATCAATACCCTGCAGAGGGTACATAAATACACAAGGGTAGGATTTATCGTCGGCAAGTTGATTGAGTTCATTGGCAGTGCCGTAGGCAAAGCCAGGCGTATTACTTAATGTTTGCGTTATTTTTGAAATATGATAGCGAATTGGCATGATTACTTATTATTAGAAGAAAAGTTGGTTGCTTGTTTAGCCCTGATTGCTTAGCAACTCAGTATATTTTTTTTGAAAGGCGGCTTCCGTTTTGTTTAAAAGTAATTTGGTAAGTACCTTATTATAAGGCAGGTTTAAAATAAGCTGCCACTTGGTTATATCGCCTCCGGCCAATGCATTAACTGTGTTGATGTACCTGAACTTTTCAAAATTTTTAATGCCAGCCCTCTGTTCCAAAGCCGACGAAGGCGATGCCAAAAGCCGGTTTTCGGTTTCGATAAGTTTGGATAGCTCAAAAAAAAATACTTGGCAATGGGTAAAATGGTTGTAATTGGTTGCTTTTCAATTTCCGTGGCAAATTGCTCGGCAAGTTCTTCATCATATGGTAGCTGTGTGGCCCGGCAATAAAAGTAATTGGCTAAAATAAGACTGCATGCTTTAAGTGACGGGGTGAATGATTGCTGCCAGTCTTCGTCATTGTTCGACGCGGCGTGCCTTGTCATTTCCTCAACTATAATATCACGCGCTGCCATGAATGCTCCCGCAGGTTCGATGCTTAGGTTTTTAAATACCTTAACTTTTTTTAATTTGTTGTCAATATTGAACGTTACGTCATCAGGTATTTGGTTGCTGTTATACAAGCTACTGATTTGTAAAGCCAACGTTGCTACAGTTTCATTGAACTCTTCAAAGTCGTTAAAGTCTTGAACCTGCTTTAAGTTTTCCAGCGGAACACCTGAAAGTATTTGGATAGCATCAAGATCAGACAGCTTGCTTGCAGACTGTAAGGCCATCAGCTGACCCAGGCTAATTTCATCCAGCTTTTCAGGAATGGATATGCTAAGTTCGCCAGTAATGGTTTTAAAATATTTTTGAATCATTATAAGTTGTTTTAATACATGGGCTTCCTTTTTAAGGATTTGTTTTAGGAGCTTACATGAACCCGCCAACATCATTAAATGCAGGGTTTTGAGGTAAGTAGGGCAGGCGGGTACGGGCTGTGCTGCTGCCGTTTATGTTTAATTTGTTTAGAGCAACGTAACGCAACGGGTCAATCAAGTGGTTCCAGCTATCGGTTGGTACATTTAATGTTTTGCCTGCACTATCTGTCTTCCACTGGTAACGGCCAAGCTCGCGCCGCAAATTCACACTGCTTCGGGTAACATTAATTCGATACCTGCGCAAAATATCAATAGAGTTTTTGATGCTGTCGTTACCTTTTTTTGCTCCGGTAATGCGCCAACCTAACCGCCTTAATTCTTCAATTGATTTAGGTTCGGCACTATCTGCTATGATCTCCACATTTTTGTTGACATTGGCAGCGGCCATACGCTCACTTATGTCTTGGTTGGTAAGCCCGGTTTCGTACAAAAGTTCATTTACCCACAACTCGCCGTTTTGCTTATATACTTCCAATAAGCCGGTTTCGTCATTGGTAAATCCGAAATCAAGACCACAGGCAAGTTTTTTGGCATCAGTAGGTATAGCTTCGCAAACCACCCAATTGGTTATAACTAAACCGGTTATCTTACCGGTGAGTCCCCGCGCATAAACTTTCCATCGTTCTGGGTCAGACTGCTGTAAGTTTTCAATTTTTTGCCTTGTATGCTCGTCACAAAACGGATTGTGCCTATGGTCTGATATCAATAGTTCAACGCCTGGTTTCCCCAGCAACTCATCATGTACCCAAAATGCAGCGTTAGGGTTGTAATCAAGATAGACACGTTTACGCGTTCGCAGGGCAAGTTCTGTGTATATATCCCAGGTAATACCATTGGCCTCGTTTATAAAGAGATAATCACGTTTACCACTTTTTGCATCTTGCCCGTTGTCGTAACTTTTAAACTCAATTAATGAGCCGTTTTGTAGTTCATATACGCGGTCAGACTTATTGAATGATTTGACAGCACTTTGCAAGGTTGGCCACTGGCTTATTATAGTTTGCGCATCGCGCATAGCGCCAGATTTCAAATTCGGGATGTCCTGCCCAACAATAGTAATTACTTGTTTTGGTTGTTCACAGGCCAATGCCAGCAAAACCTGTATCAAAGCATATGTTTTACCCGAGCTTGTGCCGCCTTGATTTACAATTATCTGAGCTTTGCTGTCATAATTAAATTTAAACAATACTGATGTTTGCATAGCGTGTGACTCGCGTAAATTTTAATAAGAAATAGAGAAGGATACCTAGAATTACGCCACTCAACTACAGTGCTATCCTTAGATTACAAAGTAACTTCCTGCTCGTGCTGAGCAGGGGTAGGGCCGGTTGCTACAATTTCAATACGAAGGGTGTTAAGGGCAGATGTAGAGCCGTCTTTTTCGGCTTGTTTTTCCATCCACCCCAAGCTCTTTAAAGCAAAAATTGCTCCTGTGGCGGGTTGACCACTGAGCTGCTTTTCATATTCAGCTTCAATTTGCAAACGTGCGCGTTTTAAAGTTGATGCATAAGCCCCATTCTGTTCATATAACAGGAATGCTTGCAGGCTTTCAAAACCCAAAAATAAAGCTAAACCACTAAGCGTAGGAGGTTGAGGCTCTCTATCCCAAACACGTTGTTCGCGCATTTCAGGTGTGCTTTTGGCTGTTGCTTTAAACGGAAGTAATTCAATGTGATGAATCCCCTTGATGTAGTTAAAATATTCGGCTACCCTGGCACGTAAATGATGCGCCTTTTGGAACAAAATATACTTATTAGATCGCATTATGATAGGGTTGCCAATTGGCATATTATAATTGTAAATGTATGAATAATTATTGAAAAATGCAAATATTTTTAGCATTAGGGTGAGGCTATCAATCGGGAAGTTTGATTTAATTACCTAAACAAATTTTTAATTTTTGATATTTGCACTCATGAGACCTGGTGATAAAGTTGTTTGTATAAATGATAAAATAGATGCTGACAAAGCGGAAGAGATTCGTCAGGATTTTGAGATATGGATAACCAAAGATAAAGAATACACCATACGCGAAATACTGGACAACAATGGAATTGTAACCGGTATTTTGCTTGAAGAAGTGCATAATTTTCCAAAGTTTTTTAAGCTTATCAACCGCTATCAGGAGCCGGCCTTTGCTATATGGCGATTTCGTAAACTTAACTATGCAACCTCTGAACAGGCCGAAGAACACAGCGAAGAGCTTGTTGGCGTAGGTACACAAGAAATTGAAAAGAATACAGAAGAGCAAAACAAGCAATAGCCTTAATCTTAAATCTTCTGTTAAAACGCCTTTCATAGATTTTTCCTTTTCGATTGGCTTCTTTATAAAATACTATTAAATGAAAGTACGCTTAGCAACAATAAATGATATAAGTTCTATAATGCTACTTGTGCAGCAGGTAGTTCCGGTTATGCAAGCTGCCGGTAACAGGCAGTGGGACAATAACTATCCAAATGCTGAAGTTTTTGAATCTGATATTCGAAATGGGTTTTTATGGGTTGCAGAGTTTGAAAACCAAATAGCCGGTGTCATTGCCATTACTGAAGGCCAGGAGCCGGAATATGCGCAAGTGCCTGGTTGGGATATTACGGAACCAGCAATTGTAGCGCATAGGTTAGCGGTTAGTCCTGCTATGCAAGGTAAGGGCGTAGCTGCTCTGCTGTTGCAACAATGTGAAGTTGTTGCTATACAAAAGCAAATACCGCTGTTAAGGCTTGATACTAATTTAGTTAATCGTCCTATGCAAAATTTATTTCTTAAAATCGGATACCATCCCGGAGATGAAATTACCTTAAATAAAAAGCCCGGTCTTCAATTTATAGCGTTCGAAAAGCGATTGAGCTTATAGTATTAGATTAGGTGTTGCTTTTGCTAAATTAGGCCAAGCTGTATTCGTGGCAAAACACTTCAGTTTCAACGAGCTGTGTAAGTATTAATTTAAGCATGCTTTCACGGGCGAAGGATTGCTCCGTTGCTGTGGCATCGTAATTATACCAATTTAAAGGATTGTTTATAGCTACACGCGTTTTATAAACGTAGTTTTTAACAGGGTGACTTTTGGTGCCTTCATAACTGTTCAAGTTCTCTGCTTTTATAAGCTTAGTAAAGTGTTTAACCGGTATATGCAGTTGAAGGCACTCGTCAAGCGTATTTTTATAGTCCTGCTTATCCTCAAGCCATAAGGTAAGCGTTTGCCCTATCAGCTCATGATCTGCTATGGCAATACGGCTGTAATTGTAATCTACCGAAATAATAAGCCACCAGAGTTCATTCCGGGTTTTTTGGTTCATTGGTATCATTGTGTTGGTGTATTTAATGTGAGCAGTTTATTACATTTCAAAAGCAGGCTGCCAGCCCGGTAAATATTTTTGTATCGCCGCTATTTCTTCGCGGTGTTTGATGCAAGCCGCCTCATAAGCCTTGTGCCTTAGTTTTAAAACCTTATCAATTTCATTTCTTGTACGGTTACGTTTGGAATGGGTATGAAAGTTCGTTAATGACGAATAGGCTATGTGCATCACAATTGATTTTATTTGTTTTTGTAAGAAATAAAGAAGATAACTTGTAAAAATCAGTAAATTTGTATTTCTTTGTTTTGTACAGAACAAATATACAGAAATATCTGTATTAATAAAGAAAAAGTTATCCACATATTTGCGATAAGTATGGACAATAAATCAGTTAAAATAAAAACAATTCGGCCTGAGACACTAGAGTTCATTATTTTATATAATCAGTTGAAGGGGCGGGCATTCAATGGTAACGCAGAGCTGGCTGAAGTTTTAGGCTTTAACTCTGCAAGTTCAATTACAGAAATAATCAAGAGCAGACAAAACATAGATACAGAAAAGCTGAAAATTTTTAAAGAAACTTATAGCTCATATCTGCAGCCAAAACAAGCTACAGCTCAGGCACCACTAAAGGCTCCGCAGGCGCCGCCGGCACGACAGTTTCAGGGAATCCCAATGTATGAGGTAATTGCCACTGCATCGGGTGTTGAGGTATATAATGATATTAATGACAGCCAGCCTGTAGGGCACATGTACTTCCCTGGAATTGAAGAGTGTGACTTTGCCTTACCCGTTTGGGGGCACTCTATGTATCCATACCTGGAAAATGGCTGTTGGGTAGCGCTCAAAATTATACATGATATGAAGATATTGCCAGGGGAGGTGTATTACATTGAATGGGGCGATTACCGTATGTATAAGCGCCTGTTGGCATCTGAAAATGAAGAGGAAGTTATAGCGTACTCTGACAACACAGCCGAGAAGGTGGGCGATCAACTTAAGTATCCACCATTTCCCATAAGGAAGGATGAGATAAAGCGGCTTTGCCTGGTTAAGGATATACATAAAAAGCACAATCATTAA